AGAAAGGATGTTTGCAAGTTCTGTTTCTGCATCAAGACCGTGAATTGCTTTTAAGTCTTGTGCAAGTTCCATTGTGTACTCAGCTTTAAGTGCTCTAGACTTTGCAGTAACAGTTGATTTCTCAATAGAGAAAGCCATTTGTGCAAAGTGGTTTTGAGAACTATCACCTAGTGCTTCAGCCTGTGCAGTAGTCATACCTTGTGAAAAAGTATAAGTACCTTCTGGCGTATCATTAAGAATACTAGGGTTAGTACCTTGCTGTGCAGTTGTTAGTGAAGATGATGAGTTATCAGCAGAATGTTCTGCATCTGCTTCATCTACTAATGCTTCTGCACCAGACTGGTCATCAAATCTTGAACGCATAGCGAAGATTAAACCAGTTGGGCCAGTCATTGGTTGCACACCACAAATGTCATATGCAATCAAGTTTGGCATAGCTCTTCTGACAAGTGAAATCAAAATGGGATCCCAGTTTGCCATTGGATTAGCACCAGCTGCAGTTGCGTTAACTGGAACTGATTCTGACAAGAAAGAAGCATCTTCTCTAAGTGCCTTTTCTTGGTTTTCTAAAATAACAGTAGTGACGGCTCTTCTGTAAGCATCGTTGATTTTTGGTAAATCTGGATGGTCTAGAACGGGCTGCCACTTCTCTTGTAAATGTGTTGTTTGAAACATCAGTTTCTCCTTATATATTTACTATATTTATCATTACGATTTATTTACTGCCCTTTTATGGGTTTTATTAATTGCAGCCGTATATGCCGCCATTGCATCTGAGTCTGCTTCAACAGTCTTAGGACTTTCAGCGTCTTCAGATAACACTTCTTCAACTTTTTTCTCTGAAGGGAAGTATGATTCTTTCAAAGTAGATAGTTTTTCTTTGAAAGACTCTTCACCAGAAAATTCAACATCAGCAGTCAAAGAATGAAATTTTTCTTTTTCTGTTTCTGCTAAATCTTTTGATACTTCAGAAATTAATGATTCACGAACAAGTTCACCAACTTTATTCTTAGCTGATTTATCTTGTTCCATTAAATCGTTTACCTTTGCTTTTAGTTCCTCAATTTCTTTAGTCTGTGCTTCAAGAATATCATATTTTTCGTTTGGAACATCAATATAGTGGTCTTCAAATAAAGATTTAAGACCAGTAATAAAGTCTTCAGCGATTTCTCCCTTTAGACCTCTTTCAATAGCAAGTTGGTTTTCTTTCTTCCACTCTTCAGTAACATAAGTTAGATATGAGTCAATTTTGTCAACCATATCTTCTTTTGCTTCTTCAATAGCTTGAGTTTTTTGTTCTTCTAAAGTTTCTTTAACTTCAGAAATTCTAGATGATACTGCAGCTTCAAATATTGTTTCAGCTTTAGTTTTAAACTCATCAGAAAAATCTTCACCTTCTAAAAGTGCATCAACATCTTTTCTGACATCAACACTCTCAGGCATTTTCTTTTTCTTTTCGTCATCATCACCGTAATGTTTATTAGCATTTGTTTTTTTCATACCACTACCGTACTCTACGATACCTTTTGCGAGTGCAGCTTTGGTCATACCTTTGGTGTATTGACTAACGAGTTCAGTTTTAGAAAGTTTAGATAATTTAGATATTTGTTCGTCCATATCGTCATCATCATCTTCTTCTTCATCATCTTTTTTCATTTTAGGTTCTTCATCGTCCTCGTGAGCGCCTTCTTTAATTTTGTCGGCTTGTTCTGGAGGAACAGCACCTTTAGTAGGTGCAGAAGAGTCCTTTTTAACTTTTTTTGCAGAGTCTGGTTTTCCAACCATATTTGCATCTTTTTCAGGGGTTGGGCCGCCTACATCTTCTGGTTTTTCACCATCTTTCATTTTTGGCATAGGGTCTGCCTTACCACCAGTAGAATTAGGTTGCTTGCCGTTGGCTTCATCTAGTTCCGCTACGACTTCTTTTTCCAACTCCTCAATAGTCTTATCTAGTTCTGACATTGAAGGTTCTCCTTGTTTTAATTATCATTATTATTTATAGTTTTATAACTTTTTAAGAAATTTTGCAAACGCAAGTGCTTCCACATTTGGAAGTTTTTTACGCACAGAACTCTCTATGGTTTCAACTATTTCACTTATTTCAACTTCTTTTAGAAGTCCATTGTTCCAAACCCATTCTTTACCTTCCATAATTCCGTTTACGAAAGCTTTAGGTGCAGAGGGGTCTGCAACTATATCAGCAGCAGCTGCCAACATAAAATCTTTTTTTACATAATTTGCACCGTTTCTTTGTTCAAGACTACCCATACCTCTAGAAGAAACTCCAAGTGTACCACCTTCATCCATAATGTTTTTGACTATTTTACCCATTGGGGTATTCATAATTTTTGCTTCACCTATAAAGTTATCTCCATCTCTTTCAAGAGATGTAACCATATGCGAAACTCTATCTAAATTTACAGTAGGGCCTTCTGGATGTCCAAGTTCACCGTATGCACGATTATTTGAAATAAATTTTTCAGAGTATCTTTTTATTTCATTTTCTAAGACTTCTGTTGGATAAACTCTACCATTACGGTTCTTTATGTTTCCTTGCATAAAGATACCTTTTATCTTATAATTTTTCTTACCGTTATCATCTTCTTCTGCAAGAAACTTTACATCTTCTAATGCTTCAGATATTAATTTCATTCATCTTTCCCTATGTTAGGTTGTTATAACCAGAAACTTTTCTTAATTTCAAAATAACAAAACCGACACAAGCGGCATCGTTTTCCATATCAATATCACCATCTACACCAGTTCCACCATTATTTGTAATTGGTGGTAGTTGTTGACTACCAATATTGTAATTACCATTACCATTTAATGTAAGTGCAGTTACTGGAGAATCTGCGTGAAATTCTATTTCAGTAGTTGAACTTACACTCCAAGTGCAAGAAACAATCGCAAGTCTAGGATTTGTTGAAGCTCCAGCAAGATTAGATGCATCTACAACTTGAGCTGCAGTACCATTTGTCCCAGTAATTGTAATATGAACCACCGTTTCAAAATCTGTATCTTTAAGATTTCTTACTGTAAAAGCCATTTTACTTTCCTATTGTTAACATTTCTCTTTCAAAGTAATTCATCAATTCTTTGTTTGTTACTTTGTGTTTCTTAGAAACTGAATTAATATTGTTCTCAAAACTATTTATAAAATCTGAAGAGTTAGAATCCATTTTATTGAATATTTCATCAACTGCCTTCTTCATTTTAGGAGACAGTTTTCTGTATTCCTTACTTCTTTTATGTTCGTCTTTTTCTACTATTTTAGAATAAAAACTATCAAACTTCATCTTCCCCTACCTCTGGTATGTGTGATGTTACCATATCTTTTGCAATAGTTTGTCTTTCCTTTTCTAAGGTTTCTCCAACCTTATCAGACATAACATTTTTAAAATCAGACTCTGATTCTAAATTATTTCCGTTTACTATATTATCAACCATTGATTTTATTTTTTCCTGGCTCATTATCATCTCCTTTTTGTTCAAAGTTATTATCGCCGTCTTCTTCGTTATCGTCACCCTCACCGTCCATTTGTTTTTGCATTTCACCTATTTCATCATCTGTTAGGTGTAATACATTTTTCTTCACCCACTCTTTAGAGAAATATGTACCAACATAGTTTTCTACTTGTGATAACATTTCTAATCTCTCTTTAAGTAGTTCTGCATTTTTTAATTCTGTAAAGTTATTATCTTGTAAGAAATCAAACTGTATGTGTTCAGACATTTGTTTCCATTCTTCCTCTGCAATAACACCAGTAAGAATTAATTGTGTTCTAAGTAAATCATTAAAGATTACTGAGAATTTTTTTCTTAACTTACCTACAAATTTAGTAAATTTTAATTCATCTCTTGTAATCTCAGTTGACCTACCTAATGAAAAGTTTTGTTCTGCTTCTAATCTTGAGATAGGAACATTTAATGAACGATATAACTTTCTTTGAAAGTATGTAATATCATCTATCTCACCAAGATTTGCACCACCAGGCAGTGTAGTAATCTCTGTACCTCTACCACCTTCTCTTCTTGGTAACCAAAAATCTTCTAACATAGACATATGATTTCTATCGTCACGAATCTCACCAGTAGATGCATCATATACCAGTTTGTTACGATAACGATTCATAACATCTTTTAGATATTGTTCTGCTTTTATTTTAGGTAAATTACCTACATCAATATAAAATATTCTTCTTTCTGGGGCTCTTGATATTCTGTAAATTACCACAGAGTCCTCAATCATTCTTAATTGATTTACTGGTTTGATTGCTTTATTAAGATACGATAATACAGTACCTTTGTGCATATCAATAAGTCCAGATGGACAATATGCGATTGAATCAAATGTTAATTTAACACCAGTAGAAGTATTATTTACTTGATGTCCGTGTTGATTATATATGTAAAACTCTTTAAACTTTTTTACAACATCAACTTGACCTTTTTTACTAGTTTGTACTTCTCTAACTTTTTTGATTTTTCTAGGGTCAATATAACGAAGTTGTTGAATACCTTTTCTAGGACTTTGTGAATCAATAACTTTGTGATAGAATAATCTTCCATCAACATACCATCTTCTAAAAATATCGTGTGCTTTATTATTAAAATCTAATAATTGTAGAACTTTTTCAAACTCTTCTTTTATTCTTTTTTTAATTGAAGTAGAAACTTGTAAATTATCTAATGCGATAGATACACACATATCTCTTTCATCAGATGCGATTGCTTCACTTACGATATCTTCTATTGCACTATCACACTCTGGTTGTATTGCAATATCTCTATATCTTCGGATTAAATCATCTTCTGTGCGAGAACGACCATCTGTATCTAGGATTGTGGAATAGAAACCACCACCAGATATATCGTATGTACCATCATCAGTAGCTGGAGGCGTTACTGCCCCCAACTCCTTTTCTTTTCTTTTTATTTCAAAACCAAAAAACTCAGCCATTATCTACAACTCCTTTATATTATTATATTTATAGAGTTATAAATTGATGCCTGTGACTCTGAATGTGTCATATCTCCAAGTAATTTCAAACTGTTCAATAGCATCGTTAGTATCGTATGCAAGTTCTATTGCACCTAACGCTTGAGGATAACAACCTTCAAGTACATATTGATGAAGAATTGTATCATCTCTATCTAGTTGTTGAACAATCATATCTACTCTGTAATCAGCTGGATTGGTTGCACCAGTATTATTAACTAAGTCATTAATACCGTTCATCCATCTTTCAACTTCTCTACGAACACCAAAATCTGTATCGTTAAATACAGTTGTTGTCCATACTTCAAAAGTTCTTTCACCAGCAACATAAAGTTGTCTACCTCTGAATGGAATTGCAATTTCAGCAAGTGTTTGACCAGGCAAAGATGCTGACCTACACAGAAATGCAAACTGTTCAGTATTGATAGCTGCAGTTACTTGTCCGACTGGGGGAGGTAATATTACCCTAAACTGATTGGCACGAGCACCACCACCAGCGAGTCTTGATTTAAAGTCGTTAATATTTGCCATCTAATTACCCTCCTATCTCTGTAAACGCAACACCAGTTCTTACAGCGACAAAGTTAAGAGTGATAAAGTTGATAGACCTTGTTGGTTTAACAAAAATGTCAGCAACAAATTCGTTTCTATCAATTACTTCACCAGTGTTATTAGATTCATCTGCAACTACTTTAAAGTCAGTAATACCTCTTCGTCCTTGAATCTCTCTCAAGAAAGGTTCTACTAAGTTTTTAAACTGAGCTCTTGTAAATTCATCATTGAACTCAAATAGTTGGAACTTAGCTGCAGTTGCGATTGCTTTTTCAAGAATAATGAATAATCTTCTAACATTAATTCTGTCAAACGCACTTGGTTTTGAAAGAGCAGTCTTATCACCAAATAACACAGTACCTTGGCCAGGAAATGAGTTAACTGGATTAATTCTTGCTTTATATAGTGTATCTCTTTGGTCTTTATTAGGTTCGTATGCAAGTTTAACTGCACCTCTAATTTGACCTCTGGTAAAACCAGCAGGAGAGAAAAATGCATCTGCAACAGATTCAGTAAATGCAGTTACACCAGCAATATCACCGTTTAATGGTACATATCTGAATACATCATTGAATCTATCATATTGATATTTGTAACCACTATCAAAAACTGCAAATGATGTACTTGGAAGTAAATCAAAAAAGTTCTTGACATTTGTAGTTTGTGTATTAGAATCTGCAGCCCCTACAACATCACTTCTTTCTGGAGAAATAAAGACTAATGCATCTTTTCTTTTCTCAACAATAGTGATTAAGTTTGTTGCAAGAGTTGAAGTTGCTTTTGCAGCCATAATTAGGTTTACATCAACTGCTTCACCGTCATCAAATCTTCCGTATGCAGTAAGTTGTTCACCGTCTGTAACAGCATAATCGTCTGTTCCATTTGCGAGAGTAGACCTATCTACATTTTCTACACCAGTTGTAAATTTATTAAAGGCACTTGAACCTTGTACTGATAAATCAGATGAAAGAGGTTGACCCCAGTCACCAGAACCATCAATAGCAGAAGTTGGATGGTCACCCCAGTATACAAATTTAGAATCTCTGTAAATTACATCTGGATAAAAATTTGAATTACCTTGAGGTGTAGTTGCTTCTGGGTGTTTTGATACAAAAGCAAATGTTTCTAGTATAGAGTTTAATCTCTCACCAGCAACATCGTTATCAAAACCAGTTTGTCTTCCAGATGA